TATCGATAAAGCAGTGCGCATGATGATCATTGTTCTAATCTTCGTATTCGATCCTCTAGCAATTTTATTAATCATTGCTGCGAATATGACATTTTTAGGCTTGACAAAGAAGGATGAATCGAGTATAGTAGACTATGTCGTTGTTGATGTGGTTGAACCAACTCCACCAACAGAGGCACGAAAGAAGGTCGTCAAGAAACGCAAACTCAAAAAGAAACCAGTCCTCGAGGCACCTGACTTCTTTGCTTTTGCCAAGCATGAAGATAAACCAGTATCTACGCATGATATGGTTATGCCTGATCCTCCGAAAAAGTCTTGGCGAGACGGTAAAATTATTATAGATGAAAACAATGTAAGGAAAATGTGAATATGGAACAGAATGAACGTGACACTCTAAAATCTAACCTACAGCGTATGAATGCAATGGTCAGGTTTACGAAGGCATCTGGTGAGATCCGTGAAATGAATTGCACTCTGCGTAAAGATGCAGTTCCAGTTAAAACAACGTCTCCTCTCGAACGGAAGATGAGTCCCGATGTTTTACCAGTCTGGGATCTAGATAATTCTGCTTGGCGATCATTCCGCTATGATAGTATCATCGATGTTGTGTATAATATAGCTTGACATTTTCCCAAAAATAAGGTAGAGTGTATATATCATGAAGAAAGGTGAAAACATGCATAAGTTTAAAGTTCCCATTTCTGAATCCAAGCATCTTGGAACCGAACCTGTTTGGGTTGATGGTTACGAACCTGCGAACTATCAGTCAGAATTTGGTGTTGCCCTTAATTGGTATAGTTATATCGTTGAGGCAAAAGACTGCCGTGCATTTCTCACCGATTGGTTTAAAACCGACAAGGATAAACTGAAGACTCTCAGTAAGATTCCTGACAAACTCATCCCTCGCACCTATGCTAATACTGCTCGCATTGCCATGCGTGGTTTCCCAGTGTCCGACGAACACAAGTCGCGTATCTGGGAAAAGGTTGAGGAAACTGCCAATAAGCGCATCAAACTTGAAGAAGAAGATACTGCTGCTGAACCTGTTGTCAAGATTGCTAAGGTCTTGCCGCTTGCTCCCAACTTCATCGTATCGGATGTTGACGACGAGATCGAGAATCTGATCATTGGTGAAGATACCAAAACTATGGGTCAAATTCTTATGCCGTATCGCATGACAGATAAGCACTACCTCGAATGCATTGCCAAGATTGAACCAATGCTCGCTGAGTTCTCGGAACTTGTTGAGGTTCGTCGACTTCCTAAAGGTCAACTTACTGAGATGCAGACACAGTTGCTCGAGAGTTATGAGCATCTAACTGGTATGAAGATTGTCAAGGATGTTGTAAAGTTGCTCGAAACTTATATCAACGATCTTAAGAAGTCGCATGTAAGCAAGCAGGTTGCTAAGGTTCGCAAGAAGAAACCAAAGGACAAGACCAAGTTGATTCGTGGTATTAAGTTCTCGCAGCAAGATACCGAACTTGCAATCACCAGCGTTGATCCCATCAACTTGCTAAACTGTAGCGAGGTTTGGACGTATGATACTAAGACTCGTAAGATTTCTAAGTATTTTAGTCCGATCGGTGGTGGTATCACCGTAAAGGGTTCGGCGCTTGTTGGGTTTGATGAGAATATGTCATCATCCCGTTTGCTTCGTAAACCTGAGACTCAATTGAAAGAATTTATTGAACTCAAGAAAAATGACTTGACAAAATGGTATTCTTCAGTTAAAAGTAAGTCTGCTCCTGTGCGTGCGCGATTTACACCAACGACTCTTATTCTGAAAGTCTTTTGATGAATGATAATACTGATAATGTGACGTTTCTCAACTTCAACACGAAGTCGCGAGAATCTCTTGATGAAACAATTGATGAAACTGTTGAATCGTTTACTCAGGCAGCAGATGAGATTGAGGCGTATGAGCGTTGCGAACGAATTACCCGAGCGATTGTTCATGGTATTGTTCGCGTAAGTCATGAGCGTATCAGTAACATAGATGAAAACTTCTACAGTGATTCTGCTGTAATTTCTACACTTGTGTTTGCTATGCTTGCTCGTCAAGAGCATCTAATGACTCCAGAAGTTGCACTTCTGGACGATCTAAAGGAAGCGATGACTTCCAAAAATGGAGAAAATTTGTGATTGTTGTAGATTATAACCAGACTGCAATTAGTAGTCTGATGGCAGAACTGGGCGGTCGTCGGGATGTTGAAATCAACGTCCCTCTCGTACGTCACATGATCATCAACTCTTTGCGCAGTTATAAGCGTAGGTTTGGTGATGAGTTTGGTGAACTTGTCATCGCATGCGACAACCGTCACTACTGGCGTCGTCAGTATTTTCCCAACTATAAGGCGATGCGTAAGAAGTCTCGTGCTGACAGTGGGTTTGATTGGTCTGCTATCTTCGAGGCACTTTCTCTCATTCGCGAGGAAATCTCTGAACATTTCCCGTACCCTGTCATTGATATTGATGGAGCAGAGGCAGACGATGTTATTGCAACTCTGGCAGAATATTCGCAGACTTCCAACAAGGATGGTCTGATTGACGGGCAGGAACCTTTCCTGATTCTGTCGAGTGACCATGACTTCAATCAGTTACAGAAGTGGAGTAATGTCAAACAGTATGCTCCCATCCAGAAGAAGTTTGTCAAGTTGACTGAGACTCCTCAGGCAGTACTGATGGAACATATCATCATGGGCGATAAGGGTGATGGTGTTCCAAATATCCTTTCTGATGATGATACGTTTGTTAATGGTCAGCGTCAACGTCCTATTCGTAAGGAAAAACTTGCTGAGTGGAAGAAGCAAAAACCCGAAGACTTCATCACCAATGATGAGATGTGGCGCAACTATCAGCGTAATCGCGAACTGGTTGATCTGTCTCGTATTCCTGACGACATCAAGACAGCGATTATAGATAGTTACGAGACCCAGAGTGGCAAGATGGATCGCTCTGGTCTATTGAATTATTTTATTGCAAACCGCATGAAGAATATGATGGAGGTAATCGGTGACTTCTAATACTGAGCGAGTAGGTATCACTGCCAGTTGTTTTGACCTGTTCCATGCAGGTCATGTCCTTATGCTGCAAGAAGCAAAGGAACAGTGCGACCGTCTGGTCGTAGCACTACAAACTGATCCCACAATTGATCGACCAGAGAAGAACAAACCTGTTCAGTCCATTTTTGAACGTTGGGTTCAGGTGGAGGGGTGTAAGTATGTTGATCAGATTATCCCATACACGACCGAGGAAGACCTTCTTAACATTCTAAAGTCATATGACTGGGATGTTCGTATCATCGGGCAGGAATATTTTGGTAAGGAATTTACAGGTAGCGATCTCCTGATTGAGACATATTATAATTCTCGCCGACACGATTTTAGTACTACAAATCTACGAAAGAAAATTGAAAATGGCACAAAGACTACAACCAAAAAGATTTAGGCAGATTGACGAGGCTCTCAACTGGGCGCTTGAAGCAACAACTGATGAAGAATTGGTCGAACGTGTTCGAGCGATTTCACAGGGCAATTCAATTCTTATGCGGTTTCTCGCATGGGGTGTTGGTTACGAACAAGGTCCAGTAAATCTTCCTGAAGGAAAAACACCGTTCAAGGACGAGGGATTGCCAGAAGGTATGGGCGATTCTTCGATTGCAGCAGAATTCCGTCGTATTCTCACACTTGTTCCAGGTGGTAGCGCCGAGAAGGTTGGGCAGTGGCGACGCGAAGAAATCTGGATGCAAATCTGTCAGGGTGTGCATCAGAACGAAGCAAAATTACTCGATCTCGTGAAGGATAAGCAACTGCTTGACGAATATCCTCGTCTTGGCCCAGTTCTTGAACTTTTTCTTACAGGTTGGAAGGCGCCAGAGGTTAAGAAGAAGTCCGCAAGAAAAAAGTCTTCGAAAACCTTATAAATAAGATCTTTCCAGCACCTACGAAGAAGGAACATCGATGGGGCAAATCTTAGAGCATAAGCATCTTATTGTGCGAGCATTATTGAACAATCCACCTAAATGCGCTGAGGCAATTCAGGATTGGATGAAGGTTCTTGTTGAAAAAATAGGTATGAAGATTCTTATGGGTCCATACGCTGTTTATTCGGATATGGAAGGTAATCGTGGGTTGACTGCAGTTACTATCATCGAGACAAGTCATATTGCTATGCATGTCTGGGATGAGGTTGATCCTGCGTTGATGCAACTGGATGTTTATACTTGCAGCACTCTTAATACTGCTGATGTATTTGCTGCTCTGGAGCAATTTGAACCACATCATATCGAATTTAAGTATATTGATCGTGAACATGAACTTACATTGATCGACAAGGGTGTTGCTTGAAGTATTACTTATTTAAATATAAGACTGAATTATGGATAGTAAAAGACCCAAATGTAGTTCCCAAACCTCGTGAGTTGATACTGCAAACGACAAATATCGAACTGATACGTGTCACTGCAGCAAAACAACAAAAAATAAGCAAGACTGTCGATAAGGTTCAGCGAACCAGAAACAAGTGGCATACTGACGAAGGTCGTGCTAGAATTGCTGAGGCAAAGATGGGTAGTAAAAACCCAAATGCCAAAGGTCTTTCTGATGAGCATCGATCTAAGATTAGTAGAACCATGCGTGGAACTCGTCGCGGTGAAAACAATCCGATGCATAATCGTAGGCACTCATTTGAAACTCGTAGAAAAATGAGTCTTATGCAAAGTATGCGAGTTCGTAAGTGGTGTGTTGAACCCAATGGTACGACGCATCTGGTTGATCCTAGGATATTTTCGTTACCATCTGGTTGGTTGTGGGGGAGAACTTATGATCCATACAGGAATCCTTGATGATTTATCAGATTACATTAGCAAATAGTTTTGAACAATTTAAATTTAACTATGAACTAAACGACAACAATCCAACCAAGGATTGGGTTGAACTTGCTAAACAGACCAAACCGTCAGATCTTCGTGGTAGTTTAAATCCATGGAGAGGAATAACATCTGATTATTCAGTGATGGTTGATCAATTAAATACTGTAATCGATGAATTAAATGAATGGATTCCAGAAAAAATTACTAGCAAATGGGAATCAGATGATCCTGTAAAGAGTTTGAATAATTTACACATACATTTTCCTGAACACGAAAAATATGAAACTGATGCGGTAAAACTAAGTCAACTTGTTTGTTTTAATGATCTGATTCATGGAATTGAAAATATTTGTAGTTCCAAGAAAATTAACATGGATCTAATTTATCTGCTGTTGTGTTGTGATACGTCAAGAAGAATCAAACTTCAGGAATCTGACTATAAATTCTTCAACTCAGAGGTAAATTTCGGAGATTTAACATTACACTATTGTCATGTTGGTAGGCATCCACTGGAAATATTGTTAAGTGGGGATTCCGACTGCCCACCTGATCAAATTATACCGCAATCTGAAATATCATCATATCACACTCTGAGATTTTTTGATCTCCCAAACAGGAGAAAACGTTTCGAGCAGTTCTATTATGATAGTAAGTTGCAATGGCCTTATGAATTGACAGACGAGAGATTATCTTTTGGTTATATCAACTTGGGCAAATTGACGGAGATAAATGGTAGGCAATATGATAAAAAAGAAAC